ACGGACTTCCAGATTTGGTCGACGGTGTCTTTCATAGACGCGCCGCCATTGTTGTTCACCTGGTATTGGATGGAATCCAAACGCGCCATTACCTGGGCCTCACGGGCCACGCGCTCATCGTGTGCCTTACGGCCGTTAAGAAAGAACGTGACAATAACCGTTATGCCTACGAGGGCAGAGATGAGGGAAGTAATGGTTGCAATAATCATGGCTTAGGAGGCTCGGTGCTGGGCCACTTCTGAGTCGTGTCGTAACGGTAGAAACGAGCCGGTCTTCCATCTGCGCTCACCTTGCAGAACGATGGATCGCCTTCTTGACCCATCGAAGCCGTGAGTGGGTCGAATCCAGCGCCAACGATTAGAGCTGCGTGGTCGCCAGTTCCAGCGCCGTAGATCACGATGTCACCAGGGCGAGCCATTACCTTAGAGATGCGCTTACCGTTAGCGATGAGGGTTCCGGTGTAGCCACGTCCGTTGTAGTGAAAGGCCTTGCCGTGGGGGTCGCCAGCGCCAGCCTGCTTGTAGCACCATGAAACGAAAGTCGAGCAGTCCAGGGTCATCCAGTTGTCGACCTCGTAGGTGACAGGGCGAATCTGCTTGTAGTGAAACTTGCCGTGATTCTTAATGGCCCAGAGGCCCCATTGAGCAATGAGCTCACGAACATCCTTATTAGCCATTAGTTCATACCAATCGCGTTAATGAAGGTATCGATACTGCGGCTACCGGCTGAGACCTTGAGGTCTACCTTGACGGTCGTTGACGTGCCCGAGGCAGTTGTCAGAAAGCGAGTGGCCGTAACTTGACCCTGAAAGTTCGCCGCGATGGTTCCGGTGTAGGTGTAGGACGTTCCACCGACCGTAAGTTTTACGGTGAGTTGGCAGCTTGAGGAGTCCGTATCGGTGACGTGAGACGTAAAGACGATTTGATATTGCGTTGATCCGGTGAGAACTACCGAGGCCGAAGTGGTGGTAAAAGACGTGCCTACCGTTGGGTTGTTGTAGAAGCCGCTAAAAATCTGGGGGGCCGGTGCGCCCACGATGAGATATGAAGGGTCCACGGTCAGGTAGTCACCGACATCCAAGGAAGTTCCGAGACGCGCCGTGGGGAGGATTCCGCTAGTAATGGTCGAAGCGTTGATGTTGTTCGGAGCCGCTTCCTTCCAGGCTGAGCCGTTCCACACTTCGAGCACCTGGTTAGTCATGGACCATCCAATGCGGCCTACCTTGGGCGAGGTGGGGCGTGAGTCCGTGGTCCATATGCCTACGCCGTGGCTAAGGCAGTTCCGGGTGTCCTTGACGTTACCCGAAGCGATGGAGGTAGCTAGGGCTGGGACGGTTACGCGGCCAATCTCGATTTCGTAGATGCCGGTCGTGGTCTGGGTCAGAGCTGGGGCCGAAGGGGATGCACCAGGGGTACCGGTCAGAACTGCCTGGACAATTGAGTTCGCCGATGGATCACAGCGCAGGATAATCAGGTCGATTCGTGGGTTACTGCTCGAGGCCGTAATGGTATTTGTTACTACCGCGTCCGAGTAATACATGAAACCGCGCACGATGGCGAAACCGGCGGCCGTCGTGACCGTCATAGTTCCGCCCGGAGCCGTTACCTTAAGTCCATCTTCGTCTGGGTATGAAGCTACGCCCGAGGTCTTGAGACGGTCAAAGAGGTACGAGTACTGAGTCTCGGTAGTGTCTACGTTCTCAAACGGCCATGAAGTTTGCGTCATTTTAGGCTCCTAAATATTCGACGACGAAGTTAAACGGGTTGCTAGTTTGCGCGGCGAGAGTTCGAGCAGAGCCCGAATCCTGAAAGACCATTAGGTCTAGCGTATCGTTCGCCAACAATCTTACCGAAGTAATAGAAACCGCTAGTCGAGTGAAGATTACGGCCTGCAAAGCAACTCCACTTAGGTCGACCAGAGTTCCCCCAGCGTTTTTAGTGATTGTCAGGAATCGCCGGTTTGTCGCGTTCGTATCCCACCGAACATTCCCCCAGACTGCATAGCGGCCAGCTGCGCTTACGGTCACTTGACCGAGAGAGTGGGTGAAGATGCCACCTAGGTTTTCGACTACCGTCCAGGCCGTTGATCCGGTTCCGTTACCAATGGTGGTGGCCGTAGTGTTCGCGATGGATTGCGTCGAGGTCGTGTTCACTAGCTCAATCCGGCCTAGCGTAAGGTTGCCCGGTACCGGCGCTGGAGCGTTGCGCTCGAGGTTGGAGATTCGTTGTTCTAGGTTCATTCGACCAGCGCCTGGGGATAGCCAACGGTAGCAATGATTCGCACTCCGTCAGATTCGATGGAGATTCCGACTTCCTGGACGATTTGTGTAATGGTGTCGGAGTTGACCACTACTGCGATTGTGTCTCCGAGGTTCCAGTCCAGTTGATAGCGCATGGTGTCCATGTCGGCAGGGGTGACTGAGATTGCTGAGATTGTGAAGCCGTTTTCGTTGAGGACCGAGGTGCCGATGTCCGTCAGGTTCGCGGTGTCATCGCTCGAGCGCCCGTCGACGAACTGCTCGATTCGTCGTCCCCAGGTGGATTCGGCAGCTGTGGAGTTGGAGGTCGTGACCTCTACCAGAGTGCGATCTATCCCCTCACCCTGACCGGCAACGATGGCTCGGGTTACTCCGGGGGCGGTGTAGGTGTATTCCGAGGACTCGAGCCGGTTATTGGCGATGTCCATCCTGATAGACGCTGAGAGGTCCTGAGGCTGAAAAACGGTGAAAACGAGGTTAGTCCCCACCTGCATAATGTCGAAGCCTATGCGGTCGATCTGAGCCAGTTTGCGGACAATCTGACCGAGGCTCTCGAAACGCGCGTCGATACCTACCGTTGACCCGAAGATTGTGTCTGCCGTGAGGGTGAGGTTCGTTATCTTTCGAGCGACCGGTGCGCTGGGGCCGATGTTCCGGTCGATGAATCCATAGATCACCGTCGAGTTACGGCCACCTCGAGAGTCGTATTCGTTGGTCTGAGCGTCGGCCGCATGAGCAGGGTCAGGGTACGCCAGGCGCTCATTGAGGATGACGGTGTCATCCACGCCGCTTATCTCCCATACGCCAACGGGGTCATCCTGGGATTGCTTAAGTGTGGCCGAAGTAGTTGGGCCGGAGATGATGGTTCCGGCTGGACCCGTGACGACAATGCCAGCGCCCCCGGCTCGGAGTAGAGCTGCGATTGGCGAGTCCCCACGGAGCGAGACGTTCCATGCTCCGACATTGTTAAACCGGAGGATGAACTTCGCCCCCACTAGATCGGCGGCCGTTATCATCCCGACTCGGGCGTAACTAGAGTTCCTAACTTCTACGATGAGTTCGCTGAGCTGCACTAGTGCAGGACCTCACGCCTCGACGAGAACGTGCCCGTTACCTTGGTGTCCGATGTAGCGCCGGTGACTGAGACCGTCAGGGTCTGGTCGCCAGGTGGAATAGAGAACAGTTTGGGGGCGGTGCCTAGGCCGGAGTACCGGTTAGCGCCGGTCTGGTCTTTGACCGTTCCGGCTTCGCAGTCGATGGTGATGGTCGTGGCCGACGTGATTGTGTCGTTAAAGGTGAAGCCAACTCCGTTGAGGGTAATCGTGGTTAGGGTCGACGGTCCCTTAATCGTCCATACCGCCGGAGCGTTGACATCTCCCGTGTTTGTGACCGTGACGGTACCGAAAGCCTGCGAGGACTTGACCCGGAGAAAGGCCAGAGACTTGGGGGATGAGCCAGCGAGCAGTCCTCGAGTGGCAGAGCTCGACACGATAGAGACGGAGAATGGCGCGGTGGATTGCCAGAATGGTTGAGGAGCCTGGAGGATTAGGTCCCATTGGCAGAAGTAATCGTTTGCCGTTGATCCGAAGACAGTCTGGCCGCCGCCGCCTAGGTAGCAGTCGAGCGTCCAGGTCTCGCCGTTCTCGTAAGTGACCGCTAGGACGGCCTTATCCCGGAGGATGTAGGAGAGTCGCCGAAGTTTGGTCTCAGTCTCTTCCCGTGATTCTCCGAGGATGGTTAGGGGAAGGTCAATCTCGCGCACGTCGCGCTTGGAGAATCGGTAGGTGCCACCGTTCGAGGCGCTGGGGTCGATGCGGAGAATGGGCGAGGGGATGCCGAAGCCACGGGTCCCTACCTGGAGGACGTAGTTATCGTCATCGAATGAGATGGTGTCGCCGTTGGTGCCGGTCAGGGTCATTGAGAGAGCCATTACTTAAACACCCTTGTCCGGCTGCGCTCGACCGCCGTAGTTAGATCCTTATGAGAGTCGAGCGAGTTATTAGGCGCGGCGTTATAGATAAGTGTGTTGCCGGTGCCGGTAGTTCCCTTTGGCTTAACTCCATTAGTGGCCTTGGGTGAGGTCGTGACCGTAGTGGCGTTAGAGGGTGCCGTCAGCGATTCGGTAGTTAGGCCGCCTTCGATGTTGCCGATGGTGTTGACGGTCTTGATGTCCGTGTGTCCAGGGATCATGTTCCAGGCGCGAATGAAGAGGTTAATTCCGTGGATGATGAGGTTGAGCCCGTCCACGAAGACATTGGCAAAGTCGATTGCTAGTCCCTTGACTATGGCGAAACCCAACTTGACGTAATCAAAGAAGCCCTGAAGGATGGCTTTGCCGATAGTGGTCTTGGTAAAGAACAGAACTAGACCGGCGATTAGAGCTCCAATGGCGACCACGATGATTCCGATGGGGTTAGCAGTCAGCACGAAGTTAAAGGCCGCCTGAGCTGCGGTTGCCAGGGTAGTTACCATTGTCACGAATCCCATAATGACCTGATAGGTCTTGAAGGCCGCGACGATGGCCACGATTCCGCCAACAATGGGGAGCAGAAAGTCCTTATAAGTAATCATAAATGTCACGAAACCCTTAATAGCATCGACCGCTGGGTTGAGCCATGTTTTGTGAGCCTTGAACTGATCTATAAAGCGCTGAAAAGCAGGAACTACTTTGTCGGCGATATAGGTAACAATATTTTTCA